TCTCCGCCCCTGCTATGGCGAGGTCTTAATTCTCCATGGCACTCAAAACATACTTGCCAAAACGCTTGTGGAACTCATCGAAGCTCTTCATCTTCGTTGCATCCAAAGGCAAGTCATAGTTGGTAAGTGCAGTCTTAGCACCCATCACAACCAACTCAGTTGGGAAATTGTCCATCATGTAGCGGAAGAAGCAGTCTGCCATGGCATCCCAGTTCTTGGCCTTCTTCTCTGCTTGATCCTTCAACTCATAGCACAAGGAGACTGTCAAAGAATACATGGCTGACACTTCTTTGATCTGCAAGTCCTTGACCTTGCCGTTGAGGATGTCCTCTGCCTTGGGCAGTTTACCTGCAATCTTGCGGTGAGCCATGAACTTGGTGGCCAAGCCATCACCTACGGCACCCGCAATCAGTGTAGACAATGTGTCGTTGTCGCAGTCATCGTCCTGCAGGAGTTCGCTGACGAACACCCATGAGCGTGGAGTTGCGAATGACTTAGAAGGGCTCTTAGGATCAAAGTCATAGAGGTCTTGCTTGGCAAAGCCTACATAACCCAGCACCTCTGGATGCACCTTGTTGAGCGTGGCCCAGTCTTGGAAGTCATCAAAGTCTACCTTCATCTCCAAGTGGACGAAACGGTTAGCCAACGGAGCAGGCATACGATATGTCACGCCACGATCGCCTTCACGGTTACCAGCGGCAACCAAGTCCACACCCTTGGGCAATTTGTAGGTGCCTACCGCACGGTTCAGGATCAACTGATAGGCCGCGGCCTGTACTGCTGGAGGAGCAGAGTTCAACTCATCCAAGAAGATGATCGCAGTGGACTCTGGGTCTGTAGGCAGTTCTGCTGGGGGAGCCCAAACCATCTTGCCTTGATCTGCGTTGTAATAAGGGATGCCCTTGATGTCTGTGGGTTCCCACAGGGCCAGGCGAACGTCAATGACTTCGCGACCTGCTTGCTCGCCAATCTGCTTGACAACATCACTCTTGCCAATTCCTGGAGGGCCCCAAAGGAATGTAGGACGACGAGTTTGAATCGCCTTGCGGATCGCCTTCATAGCACCCTTGGGGCCTACTTGACGAACGGAAATATCTGTGCTTTTTGCCATTTTAAGACCTCTTTAAGTTACCGGTTAAACAATTACTTTCTCAGTATCATAAGTATAACACCAATCTGCTCTGCTGTCAACCTACGATTTTCACATAGTTCAACTGTGTTGTTTTATTGCCACGCTGTGTTTTCACCTTGCCTTTGATACGGATCGTACCTTCCAGCTCTTTGCCGAACCAGAAGTCCACGAAGCTCTCACCCATTCGGGCCGTGATCTTGTGCTTGGCGTAGTCAGGGTTGAAGCGGGCGCTGATCACAGTGATGTCGCCCACGATGGAATCCCCGACATCGCCCTGCAGTTGTTCTGAGGTGTAGATCTCGCGTTTGAGTTCGCTGTTGGCAACATCGCGCACAGCCACAGAAGGCAAGCATGAGATCACAGCAAAGTCGTAGATATCACGCCCCGTGAACTCTTCCTTGGCTGCAAGTTGCATGGCCGTGGTCTGGAACTCGTTGAGTCGGCCTGCGATGGCCAGGAATGTGTAGCTCTTGAAATGGTTACGGGCAGTCTGCCCCGCGGCAATGTCTGCAGCAGTGATCTGGGAGTAGTCCTCATCACGCAACCACGCCTTGACCAAGCTCTTGTTGGCAGTCTTGATTTTGATACCGGCTTCAGCTGTATCCCATTGATCTTCTTTGAAGTATCCCTCGTTGATACGCTGCGCAGCAGCAGCACAACCCCAGACTTGATCAGCAGTGAATTTCATTGTCGCTCCTTGCTTGTTCATGTGTGTATTATAACACTATGTATCCGATCTGTCAACCTCTTTTGGAGAGTGCCGGCCAAAAGAAAAGGCTGTTGTATTTCTACAACAGCCCCAAAGAATCCTACCCCGGGAGCGAATCGGTATCAGTTTCGTTTGATTTAAACTCTATTAAAGAGTGATGCCCATTGCCTTGGCTTTGTAACCAAGTGCAACGATTTCACGGCTTGGTTGGCCCATCACGTACTCAGTGATGGTAACACCATTGCCAGCGGTACGGATGTTTGAATAAACAGCATAACCACCTTGCTTGATGCGGCTGACTTCTGCTGACAGGTTGCCTACACCCATTTTACGAGCTTGAGCTGCTGTAAGAGCTGCACCGTTGTACAGTGCTGTGAAGACTTTGAAAGTCTTGGTTTCTGGATTGAATCTCTTCATTTTTAAGTTTCCTTGTTGTGGCTGTTTCCTAACAGCGTCTTATTATAATAACACCAGCTGTTCACTAATGCAACCTTAATCTTTCCGTTTCACTGTGACATTTGCTCGAAAGAACACACCCATGATCACCACAGCACACCATGTCCAAAATGTGAACTGGATGGCCAGTAGGGGGAACAGTGTGTTCAGGCTCCAAATAACCAGCCAGGGTCCAATGGCCAACAGGACTAGGATCAGTGCTATGGCCAGGGTGACTTTTACGATGCTATCAAACATTATCAATCTCCTCGATTTCTTGTTGGCGTTTCAGCGCCGCCAATTCTTTGTCAATCAACTTCTCCATCTTCTTGGCACCCGTGTTGCTGGATCCCTTCTTGTACATCTGATGGTAATGCTCTGCACAATAGCTCTTGCCTGCTAGGCTCTTCTGCCCGCACATCTTGAAGGGCCACTTGGTCTGTTCTGACCCTATGTATTGGCACTCACTCATATTAGGCCATGCCCTTCATAACAGTGACTCGAGCCATGTTCTGCCAGTTAGCAGGGAAGCTCTTCTTCAAGTCTGCACACTTCAAAACAGTACGCAGGCTCAGCTCTCGCATGTGGCTACGGTTCTCGAGGATGAAGTTAACAATCTCATCCTTGGCTGTGTCCTCAAGCTCATAGCTATCCAACATGCCGTCTTTGACGATCTGCTTGATACGCAGGACCTTCTCACGGTCTGTGTCCATGCGCAGATCAATGTAGTGGCAACGACTCTCAAGTGCGGCAAGGTGATCCTGTAGCTTCTTAGAGCGCACATTCTCAAACTTCAAGTTGGTGATAAAGATAGCACCACCCTTGAAATCAAACTTGTCTGGCACTCCTTCGCTACGCAACACACGGCTGTCAGTGTTCCAAGAAATGGTACGCTTCTTTGAAGTGTCCAGGGCCGCTTTGAGAATGTTAAGTGCAACATCGTCTAACAGAATGCTGTCACAGTCATCAAACACAATGATGTTCTTGGGATCACTGAACTTGTAGAGTTTGGAGTAGAGTCCAATTGCTGACATTGCACCCTTGACGATCTCATACTTGGGCTTGCGTTGCCCCATGAGATCAAACAAGTCATCTTTGGCAAGTACTTCTTCAACACCAAAGCTCTTGCCCACACCCGGAGGGCCTGTGACAATCATAGCACGAACGTCACCAGTTTTCACTGCTTTGGTCATGTCCTTGAGGATCTCAAAACGCAGTCTAGTACGCTCGATGATCTGCTCATCAGTTTCGTCTGCAACAGTACTGTCACACACTTTGTCCTGTGTGAAGTCTGTGACTGTGGCATCGTTCTTGCCAGCTTTCACAGGCTTGTTCAGAGCCTGCAACATGGTAACTCCTGCTGGAGCTCCTGCAGTTGCTTGGATGTCACTTTGGTTGCAGAACACCTTACAGGTCTCGCCGGCACCTTTGATGTTGTAGCCTGAACGGGCTTTGATGTAGCCTTCCCAACCGTTGCGGGCTTCTGTGACAAAGTCCCCAACCATGTCCAGCTCAATGCCTGGAAAGATCTGATTGCTTTTGGCACCGTACTGGCCTTGTGCTAGTGTAATACGCATGGATTTCGCTCCTGTGTGTGTTGTTAACATAGTATCTATTATGCACTCATTTAGGGATCTTGTCAACCCCTATTTGAATAACACTTCCGCTATCTGGGTTTCTGTTGTTTCTGCAGTCAATTGCTCAATAGTGTTGGCAGCAAGAGCATCTGCTAGGGGCGTCAACCCATTCATGACCAATCCCTTGGCCTCATAGATGCAGCCCGCGTACCATTCACCATCACGCATGATATAGTAGTACTCACCCCCGCAGTTGTGAACCTGTTCAAGGAACTCTTCAAATGAGTGCGCAACCTGCCAGCTGACATCTGTTTCGCCACGGTCGCTGTAGAAGTTCATGCCCTCGAGGGAGTTCTGAACTCCACTGTTGTCTCCAAGTGCCACCAACTGGTTGGCCAGTGCTGAGTCGTAGTTGTCAAGCAGCAGCTTGCCTGTGTACTCTAGATAGCCATCATAGTGGCAATAGACACTCTTGCATGTTGAGCCATGCATGACTCCTACTCTTGATCGTGTACCCATTATGCAATCTCCGTTTCGTATTCGTAGAACTTGACTTCTGGATCGTACTTCTTAAGTTGCTTTGCGGCAGTCATTAACTCTTTGTAACGACGTTGTACCTCTGCACGGGGCAGCTCTCCATCGCATGTGAGGTTCTCTGGGCTTAGGGCTGAATCGATCATGTCTGCTACAGCCTGACGGTCCTTGGCACTATTAAGACTGTACTGGGGACCCTTGAAGAATGAGTTCCAGTGATTCTTGTCTTTTAAAAACTTCTCTAATGCTTTCATAGTTCGCTCCTATGTTTGTTAGTGTAAGTGTGTATTATAGCATCAATCTTCTAGGCTGTCAACCGGAGCCATCATACGTGCTCCGTCAGCCATGAACCGATCAAACACCCTAAGGGTATCTGCGTCGAACTCATGTCTGTTGACCTTCATGTAGAACAGGCCCACTAGTAGATCGCCGTTGCCATGCTGTCGTGCAGTGCTAACCAATTCGTCGTACATATCAATCTCCTCTACAGTCTGTGTTCAGCACAGGCTTCAGTGCCCTGCGCAATTCTACTTCTCTCTTGTGCGCAACAGCTTTGCCACGCAGGGTCTCATGAACTAGTACTTCTATCTCGCTTTTGTCGTTTAAAGAGCGCAGGGCCCGGCAAAGCAGCCAGTCCTTGTTCTCCCGCTTGGCACGATAGAAGTGCTTGGCCGCTCTAGCAAGAACGCTCTTGTTGATAGTTGTCTCTGTTTTGGCAGTGACTCCTATGTAAGAGAGGCCGTTGACACGTAGCTCATAGATGATATGAGTACGATCGACTCGCTTTTTACGGGTGGGCTTTTCTAAGTTCATGTTATAATTATAGCACCTTTTCACCAAAGTGTCAACCAAAAGATAAAGCCCGTACGGGCTCTAGGGTTATGCGTGTTGCATGTACGTGTTAATGAACAGCTCCCCCACATCGCAGCTAACATAAGTGTCTCCCTGCATGCCCTGCTCGCTGTAGCTGACATCGCTGGCATCAAAGCCCATGCTAGTTAACAACTCTTTAAGCTCTGTCATAAACTGTTTGTCTGTGTATATAAGACCCAGCTTGTTGACATCCCAGCTTGCTGCTGTAAAACGCACCCGCAGCTCGCCGAAGTCCAGCTCATCGTTTGTGTAGCTTAGTTGCAGTGCCGTAATCTCTACAGCAGCTTTAGTGCTGCTCCAGTAGCCCGTGCCGTTTGTGTGCAGTGTTGCGTTAACTTTGATCATTCATTGCTCCTGTTAAAAACGTATTATAGCACACACTCGCCAAAATGTCAAGTGTGTTGCACAATGACCCTTAGGCTGTGTGGGTCTCTACAAATTGCATGAGCTCCTCGTAGGTGCTCTCGTACGCACACGCGATCTCGTCGTCGATCTCGTCTGTCTCTAAGTTGTCTCCCACGTACTTAACGGCCTCTACAAGTGTAAAGCCCGTGTCTCTGCAATAGTTTGCAAATACTACTAAATGATGTCTTGACATGTGTTTCCTTGTTAAAAACGTATTATAGCAGCTTAGACCCATTCTGTCAACCAAAAGGGAAAAGACCCTAGAGGGCCCAGGGTTATTTGACGTGATCCTCTATGAGCTGCGACAATGCAGCAACAGCGTCTTGCGCGGCCT